CCGCAAGGCGATGCACCCTGACAATGAAGCTGCATACGATGTGAAGGACAAACACTAATGATCATTCGTCCTACTACCGATACCACCATCCCATGGGTAGACTACTCAACCCTAACCGCAGTCAACACATGCCCACGTTGGGGTATCATCAACTCGTGGCATGGTAAACGTTTAAGTGCTGGTGTTGATCGCATACTCCCACTCGAGGCTGGTCGTGCAATGCATGATGTCTTCGCCGCTTGCCGCCTCTTCGACCTACTCACATTCAAGGGCGCGTTAGGTTCGTTAGATCCAGTTATACAGGGTATAAACAACTACGCAACAAGGCTCTTCTCCAATGCACTACATCATGATCGCTGGGCGCAGGCGCTCACTTACTTTCATAGCAACGAAGACGCAGAAACTCGCCTCATGCAGATGGCTCTCAATCTCTTGGAAACCTCAGGCTACCACGACGACCCGAGGGATAACAAACGAACACAAGCTAACCTTGAGAGTGCAGCTATCAACTATGTCCAACGCTATCCACTTGGTCGCTTCATTCCAATCTGCAACTCCGATGCCTCCCAGATCGGCGTCGAGATGCCATTCGACATCACACTACACAACAACAACGAAGCTCCACTAATTCGCTTCGTTGGTCGTGTAGATGGAGTATGCTATGACACATTACGTCCTAGTGAGAAGGTGCCCGAGGTGCATGAGAATAAGACAGGAAGTCGTATCGACACAGTGTGGAGCAACAGCTTCGATACCTCCAATCAAGTCACCGGCTACTGCATCGCTATGTCATGCATACTTAACCAACCAATCAACAACGTCGTTATGTGGGGTTTGCAACTACCTGTTCCTAAATCATCCACCTACTCCGACGGCATGATGCGTTACCCAACCACACGCACCCCTGCCGCTTATTACGAATGGCAAACATGGCTACGACACACACTCAAGATCATTCACGAATACGAAGACTACCCTACAGACGCCCCTATGTATACACACTCATGCAATCGCTACTTCCGCTCCTGCTCCTTCATCCCCTTGTGTAGTGAGAACGCTGAACAACGTAAACACATATACGAACACGAAATGACAACAGAACGTTGGTCGCCTCTTAATGAAACGTTAGATCCGTAGTCGTCATGAGTAGTCGTCATGAGCTGAACCGCGGTGTCGGGCTCCGCCCTCCGGGGGTTTGTCACATTCACACGAGTTGCATGTAACTACACATGTGTTATACTATGTATAACATCAGGGAGAGAGATGTATGGAATTAAAGATAGAAGCTCCCACAGGCGCACCATCACGCTTATCTATGATCCTCTGGGGCGATGCAGGTAGTGGTAAGACGACCCTGGCTGCTACAGCACCGGGGCGTAAACTATTCCTGATGCTTGATCCTGATGGTGACATGAGTATTCGCAACATGCCCGATTGGCACCGTGTTAATCTGTCCAAAGAAAGTAGCGTGGACATCGTTAAGGAAGGAATGAAGCCTGATCCTTATACACTGTATAGCCTGCTCGCTGACTTTGACACCTTGATTATCGATAGCCTCACCAAGTTCAGTGAACATGCTCTTCAATACGCTGTACGCATCGCTCCCAAAAGTAGCATCGAGCAACCCGGCCTTAATGGGTATGGCCTGCGTAATATCTGTGTGTCCTCTCTCATCTCCAATACCCTGCGTATCACAGGTGCATTGAACAAACACGTGATCTTCATTACGCATGAGAAGGACGCTGATCGCAACAACGATGGTGCCATCCTCTCCGTGGGCATGTTGCTTGGCGGGCAGCTTCCTAACATCACCTCTAAGGACATCTCTGAGGTGTGGAATATTCGTGATGTCAATGGGGTCAGACATATCGCTATCCGTCCTGAACGCTTTCGTGCGCCGATGAAATCACGCATGTTCGACATGACATCTGCCACGTCGTTTCCTTTGAAGTACAACGCCAATACCAACTTAGGTCCGAGCATCTCCACATGGTGGTCGGCCTATATCGCTGGTAACTTTGCAAAGCTGCCAGTGCCTAAGTAGCTACTATGCATAGTGTCTACTACTAAACACACCGACTAGTCCTAGTGGCTTGCTAGTCTCGTGTGCTTCTATACAGTGTATAAGCCCACAACACAGGAGACCCAACATGGGTTTGCTTAACTTCTCTGCTAACATCGCAGACGCTGAAGCACCTCCGCAACTGCCCGCTGGTGAATACAAGTGCATCTGCACTGCTGCTGTTGACAAGACAGCTGCATCGTCAGGTAACCCGATGCTCACGCTCACGTTGCAAATCCCACGCACCGAGTTTCCTGCTGACTTCGATCCTGGTGATGGTGTTGACGAACTCACCTTCACGATGAACGTCGTCGCACGTGATATCCCTGCTGATCGTTGGCGTATGAAGAACGTATGTAAAGCGTTCGGCGTTCCGATGTCAAGTTACATCGACCCTAACGACTTCGTCGGTCGTGAAGCCCGTGCTCGCATTCGCATGGGTCAAGACCTTGAGAAGAACCCGCGTGCGGAAGTCGGGCAGGTGTTGCCTCTCTAACTCACGCATGCTACACTAACTAGATGCATGCTATCAACGTGTGCATCTAGCTCTACCACATCAACCTCATACACAAGGATATATCCTAATGGCTACTTCTCCTTCGAAGTCCGCAGCGTCGTCTGCCTACTCCAGCGTGAAGAAGGCAGTCGCACAGCGTCAAGCACAGAAGCGCACGTTCCACTTCTTCGTCCGTGTCACCGACGAACAGGGCAACGTCATCCCCGGTGCGAAGCTGCAAGTTGACCGCATCATGTCTGACGCGCGCAAGGTTGTCGAATTCCTCGACACTCCTGAGTACGCCACGTCAGGCTTGACGCGTATCAAGCACGAGGTCGTGTCGAACAAGCGCGGCGAGGAAACCGATGGAGCTACGTCTGTCGGCTAGAAGCTGCCCCTCAGTGAGCTAGTCTGCAGACTGAGCAACGCCGCACATTGGTCCCCTGACGCAGTGTGCGGCGTTTGCTTTATACACTGTATAGCTGCGAAACATAGCAGCATGGAGAACATCGATGGACTTAGATGCTGAACAGCAGAACGCTATTACTATGTGTGTCGATCCTCTCAAGCGCCTCGTTGCAGTAACAGGTGAAGCAGGCACAGGTAAAACTACAATCATCAAACAAACATGTGACCTACTCACACAACGCAACATCCCATTCGCACTCGCCGCTCCTACTGGTAAAGCAGCCCGCCGTATCCGTGAAGCAACAGGCTATCCAGCTTCAACTATCCACAAGTTGCTCGAATTCAATCGCCCCGACATGGACGAAGACACAGGTGAAGCTACCTCAGTCTCAACCCCTAATCGCCGCAAAGAGAACCCGTTAGAACAACACATCATCATTGCTGACGAATACGCAATGGTGCCAACCGGCTTACATCGTGACCTCGTCTCATCACTTCGCCACGGTGCATGCTTGCGTGTCTTCGGTGATGTACGTCAGTTACCACCTATAGAGAACGCAGATCTCGCTGATCCTACTTCACCATTTGCGCGTTGCCTAGCCATGCCTAACACCGTTACCTTGCAGAACATCTACAGACAAGCCGAAGGCAATGGCATCATCGAAGCAGCACGTCGCATCAATCGCGGCCAGTTCTTCACATCCAACTCTGACGTTCGTGTGATGCTCGGCGATGCTGTGCTTCATACAATGTATAAGATGCTAGAAGACAACAACATCGATTGGCGTACAATCGACAACCAAATCATCTCGCCCGCACGTAAGACAGACATCGGCACAGTGCGTCTCAACTCCATCCTGCAACTGCGCTTCAATCCTGAGATGCCTGGCAAGATCGAACTCCCACGTAACAAGTGGGAGGTGAAGAATAGATGCTTCGTCTCCATAGGTGACAAGGTTGTGTGCAATACAAACAGCTACGATCTACGCAACTACGAAGAACGTTACACCGACTACGACAATGCAGGCGTCGGCTATCCACACGCATACATCCCCGCACCTGAGACTAAACAAATGCTCAACGGCGAGGTGGGTGTCATCGTAGGCATCGACCCACTCGGTGTGTTAGAAATCGACTTCGGTGATCGCGTCGTCGAACTTCCACCCAAGGTGCATGAGTACAATCGCCGCAAGCAGTTCTTCTTCACCTACGATCCGCGTCGTGTGATTGAGTTAGCGTATGCGTTAACCACACACAAGTGCCAAGGCTCACAATACAACAACATCGCCTACATCATGGCATCCTGCGCGTTCTTCAATCTCTCACGTCCTAATCTCTACACCGGCTTAACACGTGCTA